TATCACTTCCTATTATAGCTGCATTACTTCCGTTAAGTTTTAGATTTCCACCAAGAGTTAAGAGTTCGCTAGGTTCGGTATTGGATAAACCCACTTTGCCGTCTGAAGCTACCCGCATTCTTTCGGTGTTTCGAGTCTTAAATACCACAGTTTGACTATTCGCAGATGTTTTGGCACCCTTTATTTCAATCGCACTTATATTTGACGTCTGTGGACCACATCGTAAACTGACAGTATTCGCGGTTGAATCATCACCCGATATGTCACCATGAATAATAACATTCGCTGCAGACGAAATACCAGATTCACCCTCAACTTCGATGAAATCCTGAACCAAAATTGATTGTGTGATGAGACGACCAGTCGCTGTATTACCGAGAACTGTTATAAGATTGGCAGAATCTGAGTTGATAAATATCTTATCACCGATCGACAACATATTTGTTGAATTAGTATTCGCTATACCAGATGGGGTCGCACCAGTCGTTTGAATAGCATGCGATTCAATCTTTGATGCTACTACCATAGGTATAGCTGCATCGGCATCGAGAGTAATCAGACTACCCACGGTGAGCCCGTCATCACCAATTCTCAAACCCTCGAAGAAACCATATCCATTCGCATGTAGAACATTAGCCGATGATGATGCCACATCATTGATATATACATTAGAACCAATGGAAAGGGAAAATGCTGGTGAGGTATTTGCAATACCTACATTATTTTGTGTGTACACGTCACCAAATACATGGAGATTGACGGTGTTTGCCGAATCCATGGTAAAGTTTGCATCTTCGGGAGTACCGTACGTTCTAGAAAGTTTAAACTGGTCGTCGGCGTGTGTATACCCCAAGAATACATTACCAGTATCCGGGGCACCATCTCTCATGAGAACAGCCATATCGTATGTCCCATTGTTACCCTTACCCATTTGTATGACAGCGTTTGATACAACAAGATTGTCAACACTCGTGTACGATGGAATTTCGGTAATAGCTAAATTACCACTGATATCAACATTTCCAAATACCCGTAAAAATCCGTCACGAACAACGACATTACCATTTTCAAAAACGGCTACGTTGGAATCAGTACCCGCGGTAACACCTGTACCAACTGTCAATTGTTTAGTTATCGTAGAATTGGTAGACGCTGTGTTGCCATCAATTGTTAATACGTTAGAAGCTGTGGCATCAACCAAGAATTTATCGTTTGTCGTCTTGAAAGTATCGGTCGCGAATAGGTTCGTACTGACTACGTTACCACGTACGGTGACAAGATTTTGAACAGTTCTGTTGACTATTAAATCATTTGTACCAATTTGAAGATCGTTAATTGGGTTATCTGTGCCTATACCAACCTGGGTGGCAGTAAGACGATTTACATTTGTAGTACCAGCAAACTGAGTTGTGTCAGATGTAGACGTTAACTCACCGGTAATCTTCAAATTCGCTACTTGAATTTCATCTGCTGTGATCTCACCAGCATCAATACTCGCAAGTCCGGTTAAAATATCAGACTCTCTGGGTGTTGCATCTAGACTGGTTACAAAAATTTGACCAGCACGTACAAGCTTTCCCATTTATACATTAGTTGCCGAATAAAATTCCGGCTAAACCGTCCTTAATCCTGAGCACATTGTAATTTACGGCATACACATACACATCTTGATTTGATGGTCTTAATTCACCCTTTTCAACTCCACGGAGGATAAGTTTCGCGTTATCGAGACGACTAAAATTACATGAACCACTTGGATTGTAATCAGATGCGTTGAGACAGAAATGATACACAAAATAGCGTGTGTATACACCTGTATGACTATCTATATCAAATTCAGTTTGTCCGTAATTTGACTTGTAATAATTTTGTACTGTATGGAAATATGTTGGAGACATGTTTTCGAGGAATGAAATACCATTAATGAATAAATCTGCATTAATGAACGAGAAACGGTCACCCGCGAAATTTGAAGTAGAACATCCATATCCAAAAAAGAGAGACTTAACTGGATGATTAAATGACGAAATATCAAGTGCATTGTACCCACCTGATTGTGTTGTATTATCCGTAACACTTTCGAGGGGTAATTCTATTTTTTGTGTTTGTGTCACGACAAAATCTAGTGTTCGACTTATCAAGGATTCTCGTTCTTCTTTATCCAAGTACACGTAGTTACCGTAAAATTCAGCTTTCTTTTCATTTGCGTTGCAATTTGCGACGGCTGTTTCATCAAAATTAATTTTTATTTCAACCTGGTGATGTTGTAACGCTATCAAAGGTAAAAAGGCTTTATGATCACAGAAAAAGAAGTGTAACGGTACGAACGTCTGATTTGATGTTGAAGCTTTATTGTTGAGTTCCTGAGATTTGTTGTATGTGTCGGCTAAATAATTCGGCCATATCTCTGCGAAGTAATCATAGTGTTGAGAATCCACCTTTTGGCCACCCACATATAAATCAAGTGTAGAATTATGAAACAAATTGGATGCTATGTTGGCATTACTCGTATCACTCGATTCGAACCAGAGTCCGTTGATAACATCTCCCAAAACAGGGATCGTGACGGATGTGTCATTAGAGTGAACAGTTTTAATAAACTTTGGAGCTTGGGAAAAGTTTGTGTGCCTCGTGAATTTCATACGAAAGAACGAATGTCCCTCGTCACTCGTAAGATACACATCTTGAACTCCTTTAGAGACCAGCTGTATTAATGCACCCGACATTTAATAGATGGTCAGATTATAAAAACAGACACTTTCCCTGAGGGAATTCGTTCTTACTCTCTTCAACGTGATTTCCATGTATTTTGAAACCACCTTGGCGATATACTTTCATTCGTTTGTAATACATGGCTGTGAAGACTGACCACGGATCATGAACGTCATAAATATGTGGTTCATTCTTCTTTCCTTTCGTTTCTCTCATGATTCGTCCAATACTCTGTGTAATATCTGACTTGGGACTCGCTAAAATAACGGTATCGAGTGTTGGGATGTCGAGACCTTCATGGGCCTGACTGAAGGTTGCAAAAATAATCTTCTTCTTTGAAGATTCTAGAAGCTGGGCTTCTTTCATACCACCCATATAGAGTCCAGACGTCTTTGGAAAGCACTGGTGGAGAAATTCACAATGATGTCGTCTATCACTAAGAACGAGTAATTGTCTACTACCACCCGAAGCTTTTTTTACCAATTCCACTAACATCTTATTTCTATTGCGATCTTCGACGAGTTCTGTGATCATGTTAGGCATCGAAATCTTCCCATTTCGCATAGATGGAGGTGGGTTTCTATAATTTGGAGAATCAAACGTAACTGGGAATACTTCCACCTGTTCCTGATTTTTACGTTCTACGGCGAAAAAGGTAGGTCCCATGAACCAGTGAAGAACCTTTGTGAGACCATCTTTTCGTTCGGGTGTCGCCGAAAGACCGTAAATATGACGAGGACACAGTTTAAATAGAGACTGACTGAAAACCTTTGCACATATGTGGTGTGCCTCGTCTACTATGACAGTTCCTATACTTTCAAAATCTGAAAATGAATACTCTTTCAGTGAGAGGGACTGAAGCATAGCGATGACAAAATCACACTCAACTTCTTTTTTATTTTGTTGTACGACACCAATTGTAGCACCCGGGCAAAACTGCTTAATGCGTTCCCGCCATTGGTCCGCGAGAAACTGTTTATGTACTATAATCATCGTGCGATACCCGAGTTTGGACGCTATGGCCAGGGATACTGTCGTTTTACCGTAGCCGCATGGTAAAGAAAGGACGCCATGCCCTGCTTTAATAGCTGCCCCAAATGCTTCATTTTGGTGTGTAGCATCACGAAGTTGCCCTGAAAATCGGGTATTGATTTTAGTTGGTTCTGGTCGTTTGTCATGTGTAGGCTCCCCAAGTTTAGAGGTTCCATAGAATCTGGGAACGCAGATTCCATTCTTAGCTGGTTTGAAAACTTTGAAAGGCGGTGGAGGAAATCCAAAATCTCCATTCACGATGGGTCTTACCGTTAATTCCTTTTTAATTTCTTGGATTGGACCCGAATCTATCAGGTATCCGGTCCTAGTGAGAACCGTCATGAATTACTTAGTTAAAGGTGATAAACTTTAAATGAGTAAAATGCCTACCGTAGATATTGATGAAAATATTAAACAAGTTCAAATGAACATAGAACAGTTAACCCAAGAGGTTTTTCGTCTCCAAGGTGTACTTAATACGTTTATGAATTTTAAGAAAGGTGGTCTAAAAACCATCGATCTTCCCAATGATCCCGATACCACTCAAGAAGTAAAGGAACTCGAGAGTATCCAAGAAAACCCTGAGTGATTACCAACATTCCATACACCCTTGAAGTCTACTTCAACTTCAACTTCGTCACCCCTTATTAGAGACTGAATAGGACGTCCCCCGACGTTACACATTACTCTCCTATAACGGAATGGTACCTTGACTGTTAGAATATTCCCATCTATGGGGTTATCTATATTTTCATTCATGAGTAATTTCCATTTATTTATATGCATTCGTTCTATAATTTCCGATACTTTTGCCGGAATTATATAACGGATATACTTTTTATTATTGAAATCGTACATGGGTTCATAAATTGTAGCTACAAACTTCATCGATTTCTGTTACGGTATACTAAAACTAAAACTATAAGTAAAATTAAAATAAGTAAGAGTACCTGCGTGAGAAGTAAAGGTTTGAGTGGTCGTCGTGTACCGAAACATCTATGACTCAAAAGTCGGGATACTTCCACACCCGCCTCAATACTAGAATAAGGTGTTTCACGAGGGGACATCATACCACACATCGCAACTTTGGGACATTTACCAAAATATGGAAGTTGTCCATGAAGACTGAGAACACCCGAAGACTGTGTGAATACCCATTTCTTATCCTCCATTTCCCAATCAGCCCCCCAACCGATTCGTATATCGAGAGGTTCCGGTAAGCCAAGTTGTTTTAGAACTTCGTATTTTATGACATCTGGGTCGGAACCTAACACTTCTTCGTTAAGGTCACATATGACACATGAAATTGTATTGGTACCATGTAATACCTTGGGTTGTAAATTCCATCGAGTTTCTGTTGCAATTTGAAGATCGGTTTTTAAATCGATCGGTTCATCATAATCTATCAATACATTGATAGCTCCGTATGTACTTCCCTGAACCTTTTTGAGTGCATCTGGTCCCCAATTATCTTTCAAAAAATTCAAGGCTGGGCTATTATCGAGACATAAAAAGAGCATTCCATCATCTATAATCTTTTCGTCTGTGAATGTTGCCACGAATGCGTCTTCACCGTACTCGACATCTTTTAATTCCACACCGAATACAAAATTGGTACCAGCGTCCATGAGAGCCTGTTCCATCGCATCGCACATCACTTTACCTGAAACCTTTTGTGTGTACATTTTCGAAAGTGTGGTATGGTCTATATTTTTTACAAATTCGTATGCACTCATGACATCCCACGTGACCCCATCCATTATCAACGGAAAATGTTCGATATATTTTTTACCTTTTTCACTTAAAGGTCCTACAGCTTCTTTCAGTGATATACCTTTATACTTTTCACTGTGTATGAGTACTCGAGAAAAAAGAGAAATCAAAATTCCATAATCTTTTACACTCAAAGATTTGAAAGCAAAGTTTAAATGTTTTTTCTTTTCAACTGGATGAAATATTTCATTCCAGTCGATGTTCATTTCAGAAAATAACGATTGTGTGTTGATGAACGCCTTATCGAAGACAATTCTATGTGCATGAAGGTCTCGAATTTTTGTATCAGGCTCCCACCAAGATCCTCCGGCTGAAATTTTCCTATCATAAATGGTGACATCGTGGTCTCCTGATCGGATTATCTCCCATGCGAGAGACATTCCAGTTGGGCCAGCTCCGATAATATGAATCTTCATTCTACTTTTAGCTTATAGAAAAAATCCTAAGAGTAATATAGGACATGTTGAGTTTAGCCAATATGAAGATGCCACCTGTCAAGTTGGCACCAAGTCAAAAGGTAAAAACATGGAAATTCGCGGCCAAATATTTATGGAAAGAGCGTTTTACTGAGGATAAAGCTGAGCTTGGTCGGTGGACCAAAGGTGAACTTCTAGACCTTGGCCCTACATTTGTAAAATTAGGACAGATAGCGTCCACGCGGGGAGACCTCTATCCACCAGAGTTTACCAAAGAACTTGAATCTCTCCAAGATAATGTACCACCATTTGATTTTAACCTTGTAAAAGATGTTGTAAATAGAGATATATTCAAAGATTTTGATGAGATTCCATTTAAATCGGCCAGTATTGGACAGGTACACAAAGCCACCCTCCAAAATGGTAAGAAGGTTGTTGTAAAATTAAAAAGACCTGGTATTTACGATACCATGAAATCTGACACAAATAATGTTAAGAAGATTCTGGACTTTATTCAGTCAATAGGTATTGACACCGGTTCTAGTTCCAATTTTGTTCTCAACGATTCTATCGAATATCTTCTTGGTGAGGCTGATTATAAACAAGAGGTTGAAAACGCGATTAAGTTTAAAAGGAGTTTGAAAGGGATTGATTGGATAAAAGTTCCCTATGTATACAAGAAGTATTGTACCGATGATATGATTGTAATGGAATATGTAGAGGCTGATAAAATCACCGAGATCAGAAATAAGAAAATCAATAGGAAGAAGGTGTGTGAGGCGCTCGTTAATTCGTACGTGATTCAAACGATGGACAGTGGCTTATTTCATGGTGATCCTCACCCGGGTAATCTAGCTATTTCCAAAGATGGTAAATTGGTGTTTTATGATTTTGGTTTATTAATTGAGCTGGATGATGAACTGAAACAAGGTTTCTCAGACATATTCGGGTGTATTATAAAACGAGATACAAAAGGAATTGTTCAAATATTAATTAAACTGGGTGTCATCGTACCAACATCTTCAGACGTCAGTGATATTGAAGTATTTTTTGAAACTATCCTGGGGTATTTGGAAACCCTAGATGGTGGTGCTATCATGAACGATGAGCTTGCGGCCGAACTTGCAATGGAAAAACCATTTGTTGTACCAACAAGTTTTGTATATTTAGCGAAATCATTTTCCCTAATTGAGGGGATATGTCTTCAACTCGACCCAGATTTTGATTATTTCACATACCTAGAACCAATGATTCAAGAGCAGTTTTTAGAGTCTCTCGATATAAGTGAAATTATCATGAACACCACAGAAATTCCATCTAAAATTGGAAAAATAAATTCGACTGTTCTCGGCCTTGAGAGGTCGAGAGCAGCGATGAAACGGTCAATGATTAAAACACGACAGGAAATACGGGTAGTTCAATACAGTGTGGTATGCGCTCTATTGGCAGAAAGATTCAATGGGACACCGTTCGCTGCACTACTCGTGGCATTTGCTATTTGGATTACTTTTCGTAAAGATCGATCTCTTTAGCGTTGCTCTTCTTCTTCTTAGTCTTCTTCTCATCCTTCTTGATAACATCTTGATGTTCCTTGAACATTTCTTGTACTCGCTTGCGCTCGTCACGTGCGATGTCACTAATCTTGTCCTTAATTTTGTCTACCTCAGTCTTTCGTTGTTTTTGGATTTTCTTGCCAATCTTTTTGAAGTCGTCAGTTTTGGCGAACCATGTGGGGGATGCAGTAATAGCGAACATAGTGTTTGTTGTATTTTAAGGACATTTAATTTTTAACCGTTTTAATTTTTCTAGAAACTCTCTCTTTTCACCTGGAGATTCAATTTCCTTCCCAGAGTTTATAGCTTCAATTTCAGGTCCCGTCAACTGCATCGCGTTTACACGAAAGTCCATGAATGCCTCCATAGAGTGGGGTACTAGGGGTTGGACAAGTTCATATATGGCAGTGGCATAGTCACGAATCTCCTTTTGAGCGTGATGATCCATCCTCAATTGCAAGAAATGCATGAGATTGTGTAGGTCCATTTTCCACACGAAAGAAGTGTATGTCGATTGGGGGAGAACACCTCGCGCCTGTTCCCTACACACACCTTTCTCGAGCAACTGTTCATACAATTTAAACGCGTGCTTGTACTGTTCGGAAAGAGTTCGGTTCAATTCGTCGTCTAGTTCCACAACACCTTCTGATCCTTGGTGATTTACGGCCGATTGTCCACGGAGGACTTCCGGTTCGTAGTATTCCTCATCAACGATAGAATACCTGGCGGACATCTCATTCACAGATGCGGTTCGATGCCTGAGCCATTGGCGAGCGATGTAAAGGGGTGCCTTGATACGAAACTTGAAAACAACGAGTTCTAGGGGAGAAGTATGCCAATTGCGGACGAGGTACCTAATAAGACCTCGGTCACCACGAGTGGTCTTAGTGCCTGTTTGATAACTCACACGGGCACCATCAACAATAGCCTTATCTAGATTTTCTTGGGGCATGTGGTCCACGAGTTCGACAAATCCATGATCCAATACTTTCTTCATTATAACAATATATCCGTTCTAATCTTTAATAATCACAACTATCATCCATCGGGACTTCTCCACAAAAGTCGTACAACTCATAAAGTTTCTCTTGTGACTTTTCAATCTCAACTGTAGTATTATTCATGACATCGATTGCGTTATCGATGAGATCTAGAAACGAATCAAGTTGATCGATCGCTACACGATGATGTTTCCTGTTCGTTTTTGAAGAATGCGCTGCAGCCCTAAGCTGTTTATTACTCTTGATGATCTTGTCGATGTTGGGCTTGTTGGGGGTGGCGGACATTCGGATTGTGAGACTCATCATTGTGAATTTATATCTTTTATCAATTCACTTAGGTCTCGATAGTACCTCTTCAAGTCTTTCATGAATCTTTTATTATTCTCAAGAACTTCACATTCAACTTTGTTTAAATAAATCCAAGCGAGATTTGATTTTGAATATTTTGTAGCTTTTTGATTTTCATTTGGTCGACGTGCCACCAATTTTGTAGATTTCTTCTTTTGTGAAGCGGGTAAAACCTCCTTCCTATTCACGAATGACAATGCCTGCATGACAGTATCTGCGAGGTCATCTTTCTTTTTAGATTTCATGAATGTATCAATCCAATGGGAATTTACTGAATTTCCACGGATAAAGGATTCACATCTCTCGATTGAAACCTTCTTTCTCTTATTGTATTGTGCCTTACCCGGTCCAGCAACATCTGGAATTTTGTGTCGAGCATCATAAAGAATCGTTTCAGCTTTGGGACATTTAATGATGAAGTATGCATAAAGAAAATGCATGACAGATACCATCTTTTTGTTGCGATCTGGTTGTTTCTCAATAAGGATGGTCTTCGCATTTAGTACCCACGGTCTAGCATCAAGATGATCTCTCATGGAGACGTATACACCATCCCTGTGTTGAGGGGGTATACCATCTACATCCCACTCAACAACTAGGTTGTTTTT